GCCGAGGGCTTCAGCGTCGAGGTTCTTGGCGTCCCAATCGATGATGAGGTCAAACTTGCCTTGGATGCTTTCGCGGTCGGCCTGGAAGGGGAGAGCCTGCCCGCCGGAGACGCGGAGGATTTGCACCGGCAGCATGTATTGCTGCATGAGTTGGTAGGTCTGGGTGATGATGGCTTTGAAATCGCGGAGCCAACGGTCCACCGTGTGCTGGGTGACCAAGGCGACATAGTTGGGATCGACCCCCTCGCCCGCCAAGCCGAAGTATTCGTTCACATCGCGGCGCACGGCACGTTCGATTTCGATGGTGCCCTGGTCGAAAGGAGGCGGTGACATCCAGCCAAACTCGTTCGGGCGGCGCTCGGGGATTTGCGCGGCTGGGCCGAGGATGATGTCGAGCTTGCCGCGATTGGCTGGCACGCGCATGGGGGGCAGGATGGCGATTCCGGCGCGGTCGGTGCGGTAGTCGCGCTGGGTTTTGATCTCGGCCTGCATGGTCGATACGATCTCGGGAATGCCACGGGCTTCGAGGATGCAACGGCTCACGCGCTCGCGGGGCAGCTCGATGAAGGGATATTCGCCGTGCGTGTAGGGGGAGAGTTCTTCCTTGGCGAAGATGTCCACATTCGGATGCATGACGCGGCACATGACCTTTGTCGCGCCGGTCTTCTCGTCGGTCTCCTTTGAGTAAACATGCCAAATCTCGATGAGGTCGCGGTGGTCTTGCCAGAGGATGCTATCGCGGCGGTTGTGGTTCTGCTGCGAATACACGGGCCAGAGGCTTGCGCCTTTGAATTGCTCGGCCTTCTCGTAAAATTCCTCGGGGTAGCCTTCGGTAAGTGTGCGCTCTTCGAGCTCCTCGCAAGTGACCATTTCGCGGCGGGCGATCCATGGGGCGCGTTGGAGGTCGTAGGTGGCGGTAGGGAAGATGATGTCGTTGAATGGCTCGAGCGCCGTCCACTCGGGCTTGCTCTCAAAAATGTATGGCACCGAGTATTCCACCGTGCCGCCTTCGCGGAGCTTGCGGATATTGGCGGCGGTGCCGGTGCCGGGGGCATATTGCTCGGCAAGCTCGATGGCCACTTCCTCTTGGAGCGGATCGAGGATGGCCCCGATGAGCATGGCGAGCGGCGAGTTTGGGTCTCCTTGCTCTTGGGCCATGACGATGATGTCTTCGAGGCTGACGGACTTCTCCTCAATGCGGGTCGTGGTTTTCCAAAACACGCCCATGATGGCGAGGCCGTAGGTGGCGCGGATGTTGAGGGCGAGCTCGAGCTCGCGCCGGAGGTCGGAGGAGCAGTGGGTGAAAAGCATCCACTTTAGCACGCTCTCGGCGGCCGTGCGCGACATGGCGTCGGTGGACTCCACCGGCATCATCTGCAAGCGGGCGGCGAAGGTGGAGGTGAGGCAAAGCTGTGTCTCGCGGTTGCAAACAAGGTCGGCGAGGCGGATACGGGCATCTGATGCGCCTTCCCAGGGGAAAACATTCTTGCCCAGGTTGCTGGCCCACTTGCGGCCATCCGAGGATTGGCCGTCCCACAGCGTCATGCGGGTGTCGTAGTTCCGGCTGCGGACTGCGGAGAACCAACTGCCATCGGTGGCGGCTTGGGTGAGCTCGCCGATCCAATACTTCGTGTCGCGTGAGGGCTCTTCGTCGTAGGACTTCATGCGAGGAAAGAGTTGCCAGAGGCCGCTTTTAATGCGGTTACGGCCAGCGCGTATGAAATGACCAGGGAAACAAGCCCCGCCGCAATGCGTGGACTGGCAAAAGTTGGTAGCAGGCCACGGAATTGAACCGTGTTCTCAAGGGTATGGGCCTTGCGAGTTGCCGTTTCTCTCGCCTGCATTTTAAAAAATGAAATCATGCTGCTTTGAGGCCCGGCATGAGGAGCATGGTCTTGCCTGTGCCGCCGCACTTGACGACGCACTGGGGGTAGTTCCGCTTGAACCATGGGATAAAGTCTGGGTCGTTCCAGCAACCGGGGAGTTGCCAGTTCCAGAAATGATAAATCTGAGGGTCGATGGAGAGAGTCAAAGCGCCTACGCCCTCGATGGCGCGGAGGTCTTGCTTGGCGTGATCGGCGGCGATGAGGTGTTGTCGGGCGTCGGCCTGCACAGCCTTGGAGTTCCACTGGGCGAGGAGCTCATTCTTTACGCCCTCGGCCACTTCGCCGGGGATGTCGCTTAACGCTTCTTTGAGTATTTCCATTGTAAAAAAGGGGAGCCCCGAGGCCGGTAGCCTGACACATGCAATGACCAGGCTACCGGCAGGGCTGGGGGGCGGGATTACGCAGTGGCTGCGAATTTTCCGAGAACCTGCGGGTTGCTCACTGCTACGCCAAAGATGGCGTCGCAGAAGCCACGGCGGCCACCGCCACGGTCTTCGAGCTCTTCCATGCGGGGCTTGCGATTGAATCCGATGGAAACGAGGTCCATATCGAGCACATAGCCACGGGCGGCCGAGACGGCTGCTGCCGCGCCGTGCGCGAGGTAGGTGGACACATGCAGTGACAGGATGCCGAAGTCGCCTTCGTAGATGTCAATCGTGTTTGTGATTTTCTTCTCCGAGACGTTGGAGTTGAAGGTGCGCACGCTGGACATGACATTCGTCGATGCGCTCTGGGTGCGGATGAAGTTTGTGAAAGCACGCTTGAGCGCGACGCCGCACACGAGGTCGTAGTTCCGGCGGGCGCGGCGCACGCCGTAGATGCTCTGAAGCACGTCGATGACATTGTTCTCTGTGAGCGAAGTAGTCGCTGTCGTGTTGATCGAAGCGGCTGGTGTGCGGAACGCGGCATCCACTGCGGTGGCTGTATCAGCCTGCGCGGACGAGCTGATCCATGAACCAACGCCACGGGTCTTGTAGGGAGCTGCGCCGGATTGCACCTGGCTGTCGTTGTCGCTGCCAAGGATGGCTTCGATGTCGATCTTCAGCTCAACGAGGGCTTTGGCGGCGCTTTTATTGAAAGCCTGCTTGCGGCCAACGCCTGCGAGGTCGGCGACATTTTCAACGAGGTCGTCCACTTGGAACGAACGGCGAACCTTTTGGATACGGCCGCTAAGGAGGACGCGGTTGGCGTGCTGGTCGTCGAAGCTGGAAACGTCATCGTTAGCGAGGACGCCTGCTGTCTGCGGGTCGTTGTAGCGGTCGGCCGGCCACTGAAAAAGAACATTTTGAGGCTCCTTTGCCTTCTTGCACATTGAAAACAAGGGGGTGTCGCCGGGTTCGATGAGGACCATTGCGTCGGAAAGATCCTCGCGTTGGCCTTTGACTGTAGTGATGGGTGTAGCTGGCATGGGGGTGTTTGGGGGGTGTTAAGTTTTGGGGGTGTTGCTTGGGTTTAGTTGAAAAGTGAAGCGACGAAGTTTTCGGCGGCATCACGGTTTCCAGATTTTTTAAGCGCTTCGAGCGGGTCGGATTGAGATTTGGTTTTGGGGGCGGCTGAGGGACTGACAACCTTGGGGGCCATGGCGGGCTTGGCTGCTGCGGTGGCGGCAGGTTTAGCCTTGGCTGTGGCGGCTTTCTTTTGGATGGCCTCGGCTTGCTGGAAGCGGAGGGCTTGGCCGCGTATGGCGTCGCCGATGACGAGTTCGAGGTTCGGCAGCTTGGCGATGCCGGGATACGCTTGCAGCGTAGCCATCATCATCTGCCGGGCTTGGGATTCATCCTGGAACAACTCGGGGTAAACCTGCCGGGCTTCGTGCTGGAAATTCTCGCGCTGGGCGAGGTAGTTGCGGCGGGCGGGCTCTGCCTTGAGAATCTGGCGAGCTACTCGCAGGCGTTCTTGAAGCTCTTGCTTCGTGAACTTGCGGGTGCTGCCGTCTCCCATGGGCACTTCCACTTCGCCGCCTTCGTAGTCCGCTTTCGCAATGAGATCGGGCACATTGTCGAGCACGGTATTCGCTGCGGCGAGTCGGCTTTCGAGGGCTTCGGGCGTGGTGACATCCGCCAAAGGGTCGGCGGCATCTTGCACCACGATAGGCTGGGCTCGGGTCAACGCATCCTTGGCGGCGGCGAGTTCGGCTTGCAGGCTGGTGGCTTGCTCCTCGGCGCTTTTGGCGCGGGCGGTGAGCTTGTCCACTCGCTTGGCGAGCTTCTTGACGGCGGGCGCTTCGGCAGACTCAGGGTCTTCCTCGGCGGTGTCGTCGGCGTCTTCCTCGGCGGGGTCTTCGGGTTGTTCAGAATCTTCCGTGGAGTCGTCGGCATCCGTTTCCGGCGCGGCGGTTTCCTCGGGCTGATCCTCGGGGGTTATGTCAGTGGTGGTCTCATCCGCGTCTGTTTCCGGTGTGGCCTCTGCGGCTTCCGGTGTCTCATCGATAGTCGGGAGTGTGATTCCCAGCGTGTCGATAACGTCGCCGATGCTTAGTGCTGTATCTTCCATGGTTTGTT